TTAACCTACAAGATCAGCAGCAGACAGACCGTCAAACTGTTTCCGGGGATAGTGATTCATCCAGTCCTGGATAGCTTGTATCTCTGCTTTTGAATACAAACCGATATCATCACCTTTTGGAACCCACCGTCTGATAAAACGGTTACTATTTTCATTCGTTCCACGTTCCCCGGAGCAATACGGATGACAGAAGTAAACCGTTGTACGGTTCCTCTTGGTTCTGCAGCTTCTTTCGATAGACTGCCAGTCCGCAAATTCCATACCATTATCACAGGTAATTGTCTTAAACTTTCCCCTAAATGCCGGAGAACCTATTTTTCTTTCGTACTGATCCAGTGCCCTGATCACAGATTTTGCAGTTCTGTCCTTGATCTTAAAAATCAGTTCATCACGTGATTTTCTTTCAGATAACACCAACAGACACGTAAGATCATCCCTGGAACTGTAAACTGTATCCATTTCCCAATGACCATATTCTTTACGTTCCAGGATCTCCCTGGGTCTCTCTTCGATGGATCTACCCCGAGAAAATTCTCTTTTGGTTGTTTCTTCCTCATTCTTTTTCTTTTTCCTAGGTTTCGCATAAGGTAAATTATTAACAGTTACACCCTTAATCCGGTGGGCATAGACATAATTGTATATACTCTTCACGCATAACTTATGATCCGGGAGCGCATATAGTGCAGCTTCCGGGCTGTACTTCTGATCCAGGATCAAAGCAGCCACTTCCGCAAGAAATGGATCATCAGCAGACAGTTTTCTTTTCCGACCTCTACGGCTCATATTTTCCTTATGGATCCGCTGCCCCACATCATAGCCATAGCGCTTTTCATTCTGCCACAGCTTACCCCTTGCAATAAAAGTACCTCTTTTAATTTCATTGTAGACAGTAGCTCTGCAGCATCCAATCATCTCTGCGATCTTTGCTACCGGTGTCTTTTCCTGGTGTAACTTTTCAATCAGGTATCTGTCTTTCTCCGTCAGGTATTTCATGACTGAACCCCCTTTCATACTTCGAGGGTATCAGAATGGAAAATATATTTATCAAGGTTAAAATAAACAGCTGCGCTGACCTTGATAAATATATTCCATTCTGATTGTTCAGTCAGCCGGGACACTAAAGGAAACTTTTCAAAGGTCACTACGTTCCCAATGAAAAGAATTAATCACCCCAAACCCCTCAAGGGGCTTTTTTCTTCCTGGTCTTTCCGGTACATCTCCTTTTCAATTCATTTCCGATATGTCTTGTGCATCAGTCTGAATAATAATTTTTCGCCTGGGCCAAGTAAAGAACCGTAAAAATTCAAAATAACGAATTTTTATCTAACTATAAAAATCAAAAAAAATGATTTTTATAGTTTTCTTGACGTGGCCCTGGAGAAAAATTTCCCATTATTCAGACGCCCAAGACAGATATACCGAAAACGAATTTATAAGAAAAGGAGATGATGGAAGCAGAAAGACCCAGGAAGAAAAACTAAAACCAACAACCCAGAGCAGAAACCCAAAAACGTGATAGGCTCCTCAGGAGCCGGAAAGGTTAAAAAGAATGGAAAGTATAAAAATCGAAACAGCTATTGGTGAAATCGAAGCAAGCGTTGATGTATTAAATAATCTTTCATTAGCACTATCGGTAGCAAGCAGAAATACAACTTATAAAAGCTATCAAAAAGAATGGTCTCAAGCAGCAGATGAAATATACGAAGTACTCGACAGCATGGGTATTTATAACAAATAATTTCAAAGCTGAGACCCAGGAAGAAAAATTAAAACCAACAACCCAGAGCAGAAACCCAAAAACGTGATAGGCTCCTCAGGAGCCGGAAAGGTGACAAAATGAAGAAAGCTAAAAAAGAAAATTATAGGATCGTAACAGAAAGCGGAAAACAGTTATTTAACCAAAATTACACAGAAGCAGGAGCTAACAGAATATGGGAAATGTACAACGGAATATACACCGATGACAACGGAAACCAGGAATATATCTACGTAGAAAAAATATAAATAATTGCTGACCTATCGGCAGGACGGGGAGAAAGAGGATCAACATGACAAAAAAAGAACTGGAAATCAGATACAAGGTACTGGAAGAGAGAATGGAAAAAATCAATGAACTATGCAAAGAATATACCAGTACAAGAGATGCAACTAAAACCATAGGGGCAATAATGGCATACTGTGACCCTGATCTAATAGAGCAAAGCATCAACTGGAGAATATAACATTGACAAACAGAAAGGAAAAAACCTATAATATCCCCAAGAAAGGGGTGCAGGTTATGGAAGAAGAAATGACAGCTATTGAAATGCAGAGATTTTTAAATCAGCAATACGCAGAGGGAAAGACAGAACTGGAAGCATACAGAAATCTGATGGCTATACTGGGACTGAGCTACCCACAGAAAAGCGAAAAAGAAAAATAAGAAGAGGGGCGCAAGCCCCTCTAAATTTTTACCCCATAATTCTTCCGGAACCAATCCACGGAATCGTCAAGTGGCAACCATCTATTTTTCAAAAAATCATCATATCCCTTATAATCAAACTGCGTTCCGTCCCGAAACTCTTTGATCACATTGAAGCGTCTGCAAAAAGCATTCCAGGTACTGGCATCTTCTGACTGCACAGTTCTGAAAAGCTGGTCAAAAGAAATGTTACTTGTAAAATATATGTGCGTGAAGCAGGCTTGTTTATTATTATATCTACACGGCAGTTCAAGAGGGTAAATATCCAGCCACTTAAGCAATATATTGATATCAAAATCGCAAGCACGGAAATCATCAAACAAAATAACATCTTGCCCCTTATATCCATCCCAGGGGTTCCGGTTATCAGTCACGCGATAAACTTTATCGTATCCGCCATATAATTTATATACTCCGGAAGTCTTGCCACTTCCTGGATCACCGAACCAGTATTCCACATGCATCTCACGAACTATATTTTTAAACTGTTCATACCGGAGTATTTCCCGGCACCGTTCCACTTTCTCCAGCTGCATCATATAGTTTGGATTATCTTCAAGGATCTCATAATTACTTTTTCCATCTTTAATCATATCATACAAGGCAACTAGATCATTCCGTTGTCCCTGGTGCTCGTCCGGAACAATGCCAGACTCTTCAAACGTATTTTTTAAATTTGTTTCTTCTTTCGCAGTACCTTTATATTTTCCCTCTTTGCGAATGTAATCCCTTGCTTGTTGCAATGTACCCCGGAGCATATCAAGCTGTGATCCAGGGGGAAACTTTTTTTGTAAAGTACTAAACCGAAGTTGACCGCCACGATGAATAACAATGTGTGTATGTAAAGTATGCTTTTCGTTTCCAATCTCATCACACATAGCCCAGTAGTCAAGAGACCGAATAGAAGAAAGCACTTCTTTAATTTTTTCATGTGTAAAGCCTTTATCCAATGGATTATTGATAGTGATCATCCATTTCCGACAACTGGTATCTTTTTTGCTCTCCATGTGCTTCTCCATTTTGTTACAAAAGTTATATTGTAACAGCCATTTGTTACAAGTACTTGTAACAGTGCAAATTCAGTAAATACAATACTTACAAGAGTTTTGTTACACGTTACAAAAGTTGCCTAGGGGTAATACTAACCCTAGGCAACGCCCTTGACGGCAGGAACCCGGCACCCCGGGACCTTCGCGCCCAAGGACGCGCCCCGCTTCGCTTGTGGGCGCTGTCCCTGGTCACAAGGCTAACCGGGTGCCCCCTACCGTAAAGGGTAAAGTGCACGTTGCTAGTCTTCATCATACTTATAAAAGTCAGTCTCAAGATTTTCTACGTGATCCTTAAGCTTATCATGATCAGACCGCAACAACGCAAGATCCTGCCGGATATCCTCAAAATCAGATTGCCGACATTCGACGTATGCGCAAATAGCACAACAGGAAACAACAGTAATACAAATACAAATAACACAAGCTAAAGTCATATCAGACACCGCCTTTCTTCCTGGGACACCAACGGGGAGTAAATTTACAAGGAACAACGCTATCATTCCAACCAGTATAACCAATAAAACCGGGCATGGAACGAATATCACGATCAGAAAAATACTGCACAATATACTCCTGATCCGGATGTTCGCAAAAACAACTTTTCCGACTACCATACCGGGAATGATAAAATTTACAATATTCACATTCAGAGCATTTTATTTTATTTGCCATAATACACCTACTTTCTTTTCTTCTTTCTCCTGGTTTGCAAAAATAAACCGTAATCTTTCGGAGAACTGGAAGGTTTTACGAATCGCATATATTCCCTATAAAAATTACAAGCACGTCCAAAATAATACATAAAGTCATTCATAATGTACCTACTTTCTCAACATTTTGCTGGTACGCTTCAATTTAACGGTTACACAACTCATTCTGTATTTCATCGATTTCCTCATCAACGTGTTTTAAATGATTAGACAAACACGAAAGATTGTTAGCATTGACTTCCTCGATCGAATTAAAACGATCCACAGAAACACGTAACAAAGAAATATCTTCATACACTTTTTCGAGATCATGCTCACTTTTACAGACACCGCATAACATATAAGTCACTACAATCACAGAAACGCAGATTGCTAAAACAATAGCAAGAGCCATACTTACACACCTACTTTCTCAACTTTTTACTGGCACGTTTTAACTTCCTGGAGGGATTTACAATACCATCAATATTCACCGGATTATTCCGCTGCAAATCAAGGATCTGTTCTTCAGTTAACATGTCACCTTCCTTACATGACTTCGTAAGATTACCGACACATGCTAGGGTATCATAAGCATTAAAAGCAGCATCCTTAATAAACCAACCGAAACGTCGCTTCGGTTTGATCAGCGTAGGATCAGAAGCATTTTCAAGGTCAAAAGCATCATACTGTTCATGTACCATGATTCGCCATATCTTGTTGCAGGTATAGACATAGCTGGTCACCTGACGGAGCAGAGCATCCACATGATTAAACCTTTGCGATGTATAGATCAGGCTGATATGATGGTGACGGCAGGTCAGCAGCGTGTTCAAAAACAGAGGATCAATATTACTCTTGAAGCTCCGGGAATTAAGCTGTACAGAAAATTCATCACCCAGCACAATAGTGCAGGTCAAAGTATCGTTCTTTTCATCCACGGCACGCATACGGTCAGCAACAGCCACGATCTGAGCCATAGATACAAAATCCTCATAAGGAATAGACAACGACACGTTAGAAATAATATGTATCTTCTGGGTAACCCATTTCTTACGGTTAAAGTCATAAATCCGCTTGACGTTGTACCGCTTATACAAGGATACGACCTTATGTACTGCAGATAAGGTTTTACCCTTGCCAAACAATCCAACATAGCAGGAGATCGTACCGGTAGCGCATTCATCCCACCGATGGAACCGGAAATATTTATACAGATCAATCACACCATACCACACGGTACTGATCGGATGCGTCACAATTACACGGACACAGACCGACATAATACAGGCAAAAACGATGATAAATAAAAACAATTCAAGCATACGATCACCGCCCAACCTTTAAGCAGTTAGCAGCTATGGAGCTGATGCTTTCTAATACCAAACAAAACACGATCAGACCGACCACAACAGCCGGAGTAAATTCATTCGATCCGTTACAGATATAATTAATTATGTTTTCCATTCTTCATTATCTCCTTTGCATAACGACAACTATTAACCAGGTAACACATTTTACACCGCTGGACATCATCCCCGGCGCGGATCACACGACATCCAACAAGATCATGACAATGGTTATCTTCATTGATGCAGGATCCTTTTAACCTGCAGGTAAAATTAGCGCATGGACTCATTTGTCTAACACATCCCTTCTTCCATCCAAACTGCGACCAGTCATGTTAGCAACGACAATTTTTATCCGCTTAATCACCCAAAAGGAGAGCAGCAGAAAAATAATTGTGTCCAGTCTATAATTTATTGCCGAAAAATAAGGCTCAAAATCGTTTGCAGATAAATTTTGTACTTGAACTTGTTCCGTCGCAGGTTCCGAAACAGCGACAGTAAAAGGTATATAATTACCATCACTATCCATAACGTAGACATTTGTTCCGGCTTCTCCTGGATCCACGGACTCAGTAGAGGGTTCTTCCGTAACGGATCCGGCATCTTGTACCATATCGGATTCAGTGCCAGTGCTATCGGATAATACAGAATCATCAGTTCCAGGAACATCCACGGAAGTTCCCTGATCATCATTTTCAACAGTTTCGAGAGTTTCAATATTTTCATATTCATTCATTTTAACAACCTTTCTTGATAGATGCCCCGGTGTATGGTAGGATAAAGAAAAACACCATACGGAGGGGAAAACAATGCAAACAATAATAAGTACTTTCATAGGTGCAGGAGTCATTCTACTTATTGTATATCTCTACAATGAATACAAAAAAAGTAACGATAACGATATAGAAATAGACAATAGCGAAGAATTAACCAAAAAGGATATTTTAAACATAAACCAATACAATGACGAAAAAGCTGATAGCAGAGCAGATTATATAATATCCATTTTGGAAAAAATAAAATTTTGGCTAACGATCATCGGAATATATTTTTTGGTAAAAATAATTGTAACAATCATAATAGCAATCACGTATGGAGCAGCCATATCAAAAGCTTTAAATTATCTTATTTCCATAACCTAAATAACAAATAAAGAAGCAAATAACCAACGGCGCCAAAAAACAGAACAGAATACAAAGTAAAAGAATATCCGAACAACGTGATCTGAATAGACAAAACAGAATCACAAATAAAAATTATTTGTTTAAAGGCATTCATTTATTACCTCCCAAGAATACGACAAACAAAAATAACAAATATACTTCCAGCAATTAAAGCATTGACCCAGCCAGGAAGAAAAGAAAAGATAATTGCAATAAATTCCGGGAGCTGCTGCATAGAAGCAATCAAACCTTTTACAATGGAGAAAAAATTATTACCGGAAGAAAGAACAGCATCAGCATAAGACTTATTTTCATCAGTCTTATCTATCTGGTTTCCAGTTCCCGTAGATTCATCAACCTCAATATCACTAACAGTACCTTTAATGCAATTAACAATAACAGGCTCACCCATATATAAAACGCCACCTTTTTTATAACAAGGAGTTAACCACATTTCACCATTCCACGTCCTACCAGCGTTCGTATACTTATCGATCAAAGAATCAATATATACACGAATAGATCCCTTACCAATCGTAACAGTATCGTAAGTCTCATAAGATTCATTTAAAGAAGAATCATATACTGGATAAGAACAAACAACTAAAGTATCAGAATCAGGAACAATAGACATATCACTATTTGCCGTTGTACCTGTCCAAGTAATTGTTCCATATGCCAACATAGGTTTATTCCATACGACACCAGTTAACTTAAAATCTGACAAATGAACAGTACCATCATCACCAGTATCAAAAGAAGATGTAGCTTTTCCATTAACATCAAAATCAATAACAATACTATTACCTTTATTCCAAGGATTGTTTACACCAGTCTTAATATAGGGAGTAAAAAATAACTGCTTAATGCTTGATCCGTTCAAAGTTTTAAAACTATCAAAAGTTTTATCCCACACAAGATTTTTACGATCCAAGGAAACAAAATCAATATCCTTAGATTGCCCATTATAATATATGGCTTTAACCCCTAAAGATAAGTACTGGGATCCACCGAGATCGAAAGCAGAGCAATTAACAGCATTAGACCAAACATCTACAAATTCAGCGTGAAACGATGTATCATAACGAAATCCAATAAGTGAAATATTATTTCCTATAACTTCCCCATCAGTAGGCACGGAATTTTGAACAATACTTTCAATATTACCTTTTAAATCAAAGTAAACATAAACATCAGAACCATGATAAAAATCACCCCAAACACCTAACCCAGCTTGCCTATAACATGGTGTGATCCGGATGTACCGCAGAAACCAATTCTCATCATCAGACTTCAGACCTGATACATCAATCGTCAACGTTTTATCTGCAGTAGCAAATTCATCCGGGTACGCATCCGCTTGCTTTATCGTGTCCTGCGCTTCCTTATCCGCAAAGTAATAATTTACCCTTACATACTCTTCAACTTCCTGATTCTGCAGGTAGCTCCGCTCCGTTGTGCCAGTCCAGGTAGCAGTCATCTTATTGTTTGCAGTAAACCCGGTAAAAGCATAAGCCGTATCTTCAAAGTCAGGATTGTCAATATCAGGCTTGTTAGTATTATCAATTTTGCCAGCAGCAACATCTGAAAAATACTGATAAAGTTCATCATCAGTAGAATATCTAAATATCGTGTGGCTAAATTTTGAATCATCAACATGCGAATAATCAAATTGAGATTGACCATCAACACCGTATGAATGCTTAAAAATAGTACTACCAGCATAAAAACCATAAGTCGAATTATAATTAGCAACAGAAGCACAGACTTTGCCATCATTAGAGCCACCGCTAACATAATAATAACTAGTAAAAGGTTGTTTACTTAACAAAATAAAACTAACAGGACCATTTGAAACATTAAAATTAGAATAATCATTTTTCTGATAACAACCAACAAACACATCATCAGGAACATACATAGTAATATTTTCAGATATATTATAAGGATAATCAGGATACTTCGAAGATGATTCACCATCATTTAAACAAAATGAATTATATGCAGACATATTAACTGCATTATAGTTATCAGGAATAGAATCAACAAAACCAGCATGTACATGAAGAGAACCAAACGTAATCAACATGATCAGGATAGACATAAATAATACGAAAAGATATTCTAAAAAGTTACGAATCTTTTCTAAAGTTTCTTTTTTCATAAAAAACCTCACTTTCTTTTGAGTAAAAAAAATACCAGGTAGATTTTATCTACCTGGTAAAGGTTCCAAGCTTGTCTTACTTCGCAGCACCCTTGGCGGATCTGAAGATTCTGAAACCTACAAATACCAGGGATGCAATCAGAAATACGTTAAGCGGGAAAATGGTGAACAGACCACATACGGACTTAACCAGGTTAATCAGTTCAGTTACAAGGGAAACATCAATTACCGCTTCCGCAGCAGCTACCATAGGAGTTAACATAAGCCATACCGTCCTTTCCGCATTATCTGTTAGATTGCGACTCTCACAAATATGCAATTTTTATATAATCAGCTAATTAAATCTTAGGAGAATGGGGAGACCAGGTCTCCCCTGCACATACAGTGCATTTATAATGAACAAATAATGCCATTACCTTATTTGAATGGTGGAAAATCTCCATCATCTGATTTGACCTTGGAAGCAGGTGCAGCCTTAACAACCTTAACACCGGTTAAAACTGCTTTACCCTGGAATCCCTTGGAGTAAAGAAGCTCTACTTCGTCGCCTACATGAATACCAAAATCCTCACGGGCAAATTCCATACCGGTCTGCTTGCCGTAGATCTCAACAGCGCTTTCTGTATCATATTCAGAAAATGCCTGCTCATAAAAGATGTTCCAGTAGAACACATCTGTTGTGTCTTTCTTTAATGTTTTCTTGATACCAACGATTTTTACAATTTCACTCATTTTTTTTCTTCCTTTCTTTATCTGCTTTTTTTACTGTTGGTATACACTTGTATGTAAATTCTCCTGCAGCTGATCGGTACGACCCTCTGTCTAAATAAATTTTACATACAACAATAGTTATCACAAATGCGAAAACGGCTTGTAAATTCCGCGTGATTCCAGTACAATAAAAATTAACAGCATAGAGAGGCAATCCCCTGAAAAGAACGACAGGAAGGGGACTATGATGTTTTTTAAAGTTATTTCTAAAATAAAATATAGGTGTCTGATCACTCTGTTGGGATGCATTGCACTTCTCATGGCAGGCTGTGGGGGGAAGGACGAGGCAATTATTTTGCTCCCGTCCGGAGAGTCTGCGGCAGAATATCCGGAGCTGGAAGCCGTGGAACAGGTCGCGGAGACTGTGGATAACAATGTGGCGTTATCGACAGCGGAGACGATAAACAGAACGCAGATGGTGTATGTCTATGTCTGTGGGGCCGTGTACTCACCGGGAGTCGTGGAAATCGCGGAGGGCAGCAGAGCAGAAGAAGCCCTGCGCCTTGCGGGCGGTATGACACAGGAGGCGGATCCCTTTTATGTGAATCTGGCGGAGACGGTGACGGATGGACAGAAGTTGTATTTTCCCACGACAGAGGAAGCTAAGAGGTTGGAGACTGCGGCAAAAGCGGCGGAAGAGGGACTGGTGAATATCAATACGGCATCCGAGGAGGAATTGTGTACCCTTCCCGGAATCGGAGCTTCCAGGGCAGCGGACATTGTGCGTTACCGAGAGAAAAACGGTAGTTTTCAGACCAAAGAAGATATTATGAAGGTATCCGGAATCAAACAGAATGCCTATGATAAGTTATGTGATAAAATTACGGTGCAGTGA